CAAAAACAGTTTTACCTGAATAACCAGGTCTTGAACCATCACCACTAGGACCCACTAGTTGTCCACCTGCGTAACCTATTCTACCACCATCAGCTGCCATAGCGACTGCTTGTGGTTGTTCCATACCTGCACCTTCTGGTGCTTGCTGTGATTGTAATACTGCTTTTACAAATTGTTCAAAAGATAAATTACCACCTTTGTTTTTATATTTAACATATTCCATCATTAACATTTGTTCAGCTTGTGCTTCTCCTGCACCACCGCCCATATTTAAAAATGTTGGTTGTTGTCTTCTAGACATACCTGCACCTGATCTTATAAATTCTTCTTCATCTTCTACTAACATGCCGTTAGCATAACCTGCACGACCACCATCAGCTGCATAAAAATTTTGCATTACATATTCTTTTTTTGGCATAAAATCTAAACCAGCACCTGCATCACCTGCACCGCTGTAATAATTTTTTGCACGTTGAACTTGGTATCTTGGGTCCATAACTTCTGTTACTTCTTCTTCATCATCACCACCCATTAAGAATGGAGCTGCAAGAGCTGTAGCACCTAGGCCACCTAGTAATAATTTACCGGTATTAAAACCTTTATAATTACCTAAAGCGTCTTTAGTTCTAAATAAATTTGAAAGACCACCGCCTATAGTACCTTTATTACCTTCCATAAAATTACCAAAACCACCTTTAAGAAAAGCACCTAATTTATTACTACCAAAACCTCCTGTAAAACCACCACCTAAAGCATAGCCACCTAATCCTAATAACGCAGCCTTACCAAAAGGACTTTTAGTAATTTTCTTTACAGCACGACCAGCTTTCTTTACAAGTTTACCTAAAAAATAACCCTGTCTAGGGTCCTGTAAGGAACCTATTCCTGATTGTATTTGTTGGGGTTCTTGCATTCTAGATATTGCCATAAATTTACCTTAATTCCTATGTTTACTTGGTTTTGCTAATTAAATCAAGAGGTGGCATGATAACATTTACATCTTGTGCCATTTCTTCTGGTTTATAACCCTTGGCTTCCCAGTGTTCTCTTTGTTTAAAAAGTTCGCCTGTTTCCTTGTGTCTATAGGTAGTCTCTACTTTAGCTTGTTTTATTTCCATTAATCTAATCTCTCCTTTTTAATATTTAGGTAACTGATAGCAATATCGAAAGAATCGGCAGTGCTAGATGTTATTTTTAAGGTAGTATCACCCTCTACTATTAACGGTTGGGTCAATAATTCTTGTGTTACATCAGCTGTCAAACCTACTGTTTTAATAGTTGTAATGTTATTATTTGCGACAGTCACCGTTGGTGTGCCTGCAGAGGTGACTTTAATAGACTTAATAATATATGTTTCGTTTATCAATGGGTTTTGTTTTACAACCCCTTGTACAGTAGTAGTTCCAAACATAGTTTGTGCTGCTGAAGAAGTTATATTATCTACGCCATAAAATTTATATATGTTTGATACCGCCATTATTCTAAAAAGAAACTTTTAGCCTCTATCTCCTGTTTAATTTCTTCTTGAAAAGAAGTGTTTAATTTTGTTATCACTGAATCTAAATCCCTAACTAAAGATTGTAGGTTTTCTTGACTATACTCAGGATTAGCTTTTGTTAATGAGTTTACAATTTTTGCCATTATAAAATACTTGCTAGTCCTCCGTTTTTAAAATTTACTCTACCACCATAAAAGTATCCGGCTCTACCACCATCCATATAGCCAAAAGGATTGCCAACATTAGTTGGAGAACTATTACTATAACTAGCTCCACCACCTTTATTACTATAACTACCACTACTAGAATTATTGTTAGAATATGGACCGTAGTCTTTACCGCTGTTATCTATGTTGGAAAAATTTCCTGAGCCTGTGTTTCCTCCAGGAGTTCCGGTATATCCTCCGCCAGTATCAGTACTAGATGCATCAGCTGCTATTTCAGCATCCTTAGCTGCTTTAGCTTCTTTTTTCTTAGTAATAAATCTACTGATGATAGTATCTTTTTTCTTTTTCTTTTTTTCGTCTTCTTCAAAATCGTAAATTTTATCTGTTTGATCTTGTGCATTTAAGAAATCTGCTTTAGCTGCTTCAAGAGCTGCTATTCTTGCTTCTTTATATGTTTTTCCAGTGTTAGGATCTATATTTGTATCAGACATTTTTTTAGTAGCCTCTGCAATTCTTTTATCAAAAGTTTCTGCTGTCATTTTATTAGCATTATATCCTGCCATAACATTAGCTGCTGTATCATAAGCACCTTGTCCTTGAACAATCTGTCCAATGTCATTAACCATGATACCTTGACCCCCTAATTCATTTTCTAATATTGATCTTCTGTTAACCGGAAAATAAGAGCTTATTTGATCTCCTAAAAAGTTTACACCTTTCATAAGACTTCCAACATATGGAACCATGCTCATAAGACCATCCATTTTTGATGGTGGTTTGTTGTAATAATCAGCACCCTTATAGTTAGGATCCACTTCCATCATTTTCATATTCATAGTAGCAGACAAATTAGGGTCATATCCATCGACAAATTGTCTGTAATCATAGTTAGGTCGATAATTTTTATTTACAATTGAATTTGGATCTGGATTGTAAACACTAAAACCATCTCCACCGCCGCCAGTAAAAGCATTAGTTGCAACGATACCTTGGTCGGTTACAGGATCGGCTGCAGGTAACTCAAAAGGGTTTTGTAAATACTGTTGTTGTGGAATATATTTAAAACCTGCGTCTCGTATCTCTTGGTCTGTAGCCATTACCTTCTTCCTCCTGGGTGTATATCTAATCTAAATGTCCCTAATTTCCAATTTTCATTTGCTCCTGTGTTTGCAACTTCTAATGCAATCTGTCGTGCTCTAACTCTTATATCTTTTTTAGTTGTAGTAGAGTCACAAGTAAAACTTGTCGTAGTTTCACTACTGTTTGGATATAATCTTGTTTTAAATTTGATTGCAGTTGTTCCTGTTTGATCTATAAAATCTGGTATAAATCTACTTATTCTCATAATAAATTCACCATCTCCTCTAATGTCAGGCATTCCTACAGTTTGTCCTGTGTTACTTCTACGTTGGGTAATGTCAAAATCACCAGAAGTTATATTTGCTAGTATGGCTGTAACAACTCCACTCGCATTAATTTGATCGGTCCCTGTTTCATGTTCATAATATATTGTACAACCATCTGTATTACCGACAACGTCATAAGAACTATTGCTTGATGAATCATAGAAAGTTGCATGTGGTTTACCAAACAAAGAAGAATCTTCCCACGCTGTCCTTGCTAATGTCCCAGTTGTCCAAATAGGTCTTTCTTTTGATGAGTCCAAATAATTAAACGTAACTACTTTATCAACTATATCAGATGCAGAACTGCAATAAAACCAACTGACTTCTCCAAATAAATTATTTAAACCACAGTTTATTAAATCTCTAGCCGTAGTATTAATATTGTCGTATACAAAATCTTCTACTAGACAAGGTAATGATTTTAATTGTCCATCATAAGTAAAGAAACCATTTTCGGACATCCAATAAGCTTTACCATCTACTTCAACACAAGCATTCTTACCTATAAGCCCACAGTTTGTACCCACTTGTTGGAAAGAAAAAGTGAAAGGCGCACCAACAAATTGCATTAAAAATAATGCTGTATCAGTCCAAACATAAATAGCGTCCCTACCTTTAATAGCTCCCATAATTCTTGAGCCATCGGCTAATCTTTGTGTGCCGGCGGTATTGTTTGCAGTCACAGTGTAAGAATCTGTTTGATCTATATTTTCTTGATCAGAAAATCTAATAAAAAGATCGTCTTGTGTTGATGAACTTCCAACAGTCGTTTCTGTTCCAAAAAATACTAGGTGTCTATCTGGTGTAGATACTAAAACATGCCTTGATGCAGTAGGCGCATTAGGTATTATAGTTGCTCTAGTGTTTACTGCATTTGTTGGAGACCCATCCCATTCAAAACAAGGGCCATTATAAATAAGTGCAATTAATTTTTGACCGTAGTTATCTAAAACCCATAGTCCAGGATCAATAGTAAAATCTTGTGCTGTTGAGGTTTCTCCCCATGCAACGTATTCAGAAATGTTTGTGACTGTATCTCCCCCACTATGTGATGCTTTGGTTGTGCCATTAACTTCTCTTGCACCCCCACTTAAAACATTTGTGCTAGTATTGTTTGCGGTGTAACTTATATCTTCAGTACCTATTCTAATCTCTCCAGACGTTGGAAAAGCAGAAGAGCTGCTTAAAGGAATATTAGTTACTGCATCATTAATACCAGAAGCTAGAGTTGTAGTTGCTGCTCCGCTAGTTTGACCCCCAAAGTTACCTGCTCCAAACCCATAGCCACCCAGTTGTTGAGAAGGACCAACATTGTAATAACACAAAACAGAAGCTGACCCACCGTTCGTTACAGGAGTTCCTGACTCTGTTGCAGCCATTGTAATAGTAAAAGTAGTTGAACTAGGAATTGAAGCAACCATAAATTTTATGTCTTCAAAAGAAGCATTAGTAAACGTAGATCCACTTAATCCTGTGACGTTATCAAATAAAACAATATCACCCTCTATTAATCCATGATCCCCGGTGCATGTTACTGTGACAGTTGCAGATGAAGCAGTGCTTGTAAAGTCAGATCCCGTTAAAGTTACTCGAATAGGATGAATATCATAAAATTGGCCGCCAATATATACATATAAAATTTTGTTTGTACCTATGGCAGAATATTTGACACTATCCCTGTTTTCAAATTGATGTATTGCTCTTGCCGCGCCGGTAAGTTTATCTTGCCCCAATTGGGTCCAACCACCTATTTTTTCAGGTGAACCATATCTAAACCGAACATTATCGCCATCAAACCACTGCCCTTCGGCTCCGGTTTCTGTAACTTGTTTATTAAATCCTGGTGCAAAACCTAGTTTCTGTAGCATAACCCCTACTTATATATAGTTTTTAATATTTTGGTAGTATTATATTCCAATCCAGACTAGATATCAATTCCTCTAAACTAACATTTTCAAGCTCATTTTGTTTTAAATATTGGTGCAATTCCTCGACGTCCAAAATAATCCACTGGTCCTTAATGTCAAAAACCATCTTGTCAGCTTTGCTTTTAAAAAAACCTATCTTATAATTGTTCTTTATGGGTCTTAAATCAAACTTATATTTTTGATTA